TATCTTCTCCACAGAAGACATACTACAAGAACTATCTTGCACTTGCTTCTCAGTATATCTTTGCAGGCAAAAACCCATCCGGAGCCGCTGATACATATCATGGTTCAGAACCACTAGCAACTGGATTCTCCTCGGGATTCACCCCGATAACAACTTCTGCAGGACTTTGGGGACAGAAAACTCAAGGAATTACCTTTAACGCACTTGGTAACATTACATACACCTTTGGTGGTGGTGTTGACTATTCTGCAGTTGGTGGAATGGTTGCAACTCTAGGTAACTTGTCTACTGCATATGACTTGTTCTCCAATAAAGATGAGATTGCAGTTGACTTCCTTATCAATGGCCCTGGACTTGGCGCAGAAGATCTTTCGCAGGCGAAGGCAAATAAACTGATTTCGATTGCAGAATCGAGACAGGATTGTATTGCAGTTATTTCTCCATATAGAGAAACTATCGTTAACATCACAAGCGCGGCAGATCAGACGAATAACATTATCAAGTTCTTCTCTCCACTGTCCAGTTCTTCTTACGCTGTCTTCGATAGCGGATATAAGTACATGTATGACAGATTTAATGATTCTTTCCAATATATTCCAACCAACGCTGATGTTGCTGGACTAATGGTTAGAACGGACATCGAGCAGTTCCCATGGTATTCGCCTGCTGGACAGCAAAGAGGTGTTCTTAACAATGCAATTAAACTTGCATACAACCCTAACAAAGCACAGAGAGATTCACTTTACGAGGCAAGAGTTAACCCAATCGTTAATCAACCTGGTACTGGTATTGTCCTCTTTGGTGATAAGACGGCACTATCGTTCGCTTCTGCATTCGACAGAATCAACGTTCGTCGTTTGTTCCTGACGGTTGAGAAATCCCTTGAGAGTGTTGCTAACGCACAACTCTTTGAGTTCAACGATCAAATCACGAGAGCAAACTTCACAAACGTCGTAGAGCCTTTCCTCCGCGATGTACAGGCAAAGAGAGGACTCTTCGACTTCCGTGTCATTTGTGATGAAAGCAACAACACTGCTGATGTTGTTGATAATAATGAGTTTAGAGCGGACATCTTCCTGAAACCAACCAAGTCAATTAATTATGTCACTCTCACTTTCGTTGCTACCAGAACTGGTGTCAGTTTTGAAGAAGTAACTGGCAGAGTTTGATTGAACACATAATTAATTAACACGGAGTACAATTCTAAAATGGCAAACCTAAAGACAATCTCTCAGTTTAAATCCAGATTACAGGGCGGCGGCGCTCGCCCTAATCTGTTTGAAGTCAATATTAATGACTTCAAGTTTTCGGAATGGGATAATGAAACTTTCCAATTCCTTTGTAAGGCAGCACAGTTGCCTTCTTCTAACGTAACTCCTATTGAAGTTCCTTTCAGAGGACGCTCACTGAAAGTTGCTGGAGACAGAACCTTTGATGAGTGGACTGTTTCCATCATTAACGATGAAGACTTCAGACTCAGAACCTCTTTTGAGAACTGGATGAACGGAATCAGCAAATTGTCTGATGCATCTGGAGCAACTAACCCCAATTCCTACATGGGTAACGCAGTTGTTAATCAACTTGGTAGAGGTTACAATCAGGGACGTTTCTCTACTAATAATAGTGGAGATGGAAACAATGCAGGTGGTGAGACTGGTGTCGCACCACTGAGAAGTTACTACTTCGATGGTATCTTCCCAACTAACATTTCCCCAATCGACTTATCCTATGAGTCTAGCGATGTAATTGAGGAGTACACCGTCACATTCCAGGTTCAGTACTGGATTGCAGGTACCAATTCTACAAATGGTTCGCCATCTGATCAGAACGGTACTGTAATTGTTTGATAAATAGAATCAGGTAAAAGGTTCATATCAGAAATCATGGCGAAATTATTTGGGTTCTCTATCGAGGACAAAGACCCAAAGCAATCACCAGGAGTCGTCAGCCCCGTTCCTCCCAACAACGAGGATGGGGTTGATCACTATCTCTCTGGTGGTTTTTTTGGTTCATATGTTGATATTGAAGGAATTTACCGAACGGAGTTTGATCTCCTAAAAAGGTATCGCGAAATGGCACTACATCCTGAGTGTGATAGTGCTATTGAAGATATTGTAAATGAAGCAGTTGTTTCAGATTCTAATGACAGTCCTGTAGAGATTGAACTGTCAAATCTCAATGCTAGTGATGGCATTAAGAAAAAAATTCGTCAAGAGTTTAAATACATTCTTGACTTGCTCGACTTTGATAAAAAAGCGCACGAAATTTATAGGAATTGGTACGTTGATGGTAGATTGTTCTACCACAAAATTATTGACTTTAAAAATCCTAGCGCAGGTATTCAAGAATTACGTTACATTGACGCAATGAAGATGCGTTATGTACGTCAACAGAAGAAAAAACCAAACGATGGTAGAAATAATCAACTAGTAAACAGAAATGATAATCCTATGGATTATGATTTCCCAGAAATTGAAGAGTATTTTATTTACAATCCTAAAACTGGATATGGTGCAAACCCAATGTCCAGTGGAAGTCAAGGAATTAAGATTTCAAAGGACGCAATCACCTATTGCACATCTGGACTTGTAGATAGAAATAAGGGAACGACTCTTTCATATCTTCACAAAGCAATTAAGTCACTTAATCAACTAAGAATGATTGAGGATAGTCTTGTAATCTATAGACTATCAAGAGCACCAGAACGTAGAATTTTCTACATTGATGTTGGTAATCTACCTAAAGTAAAAGCGGAACAATATCTTCGTGATGTTATGTCTCGTTATCGTAATAAAATGGTTTACGATGCAAGTACTGGAGAAATTCGTGATGACAAAAAACATATGTCGATGCTTGAGGACTTCTGGCTTCCCAGGCGTGAAGGTGGAAGAGGAACCGAAATCACCACTCTCCCTGGCGGACAAAACCTGGGCGAAATCACTGATATTGAGTACTTTAAAAAGAAACTCTACCGTTCGCTTAACGTCCCACCATCACGAATGGATGGAGAAGGTGGGTTTAACTTGGGGAGATCTTCTGAGATCTTGAGAGATGAACTTAAGTTCACCAAGTTTGTTTCTCGTTTAAGAAAGAGATTCTCCAACATGTTTAATGATATGTTGAAGACACAACTTTTACTGAAGAATGTAATTACTCCCGAAGATTGGGATGCAATGAATGAGCATATTCAGTATGACTTTCTTTATGATAACCACTTCTCCGAACTAAAAGAAGCAGAATTAATGAATGAGAGACTCTCTCTTGTTGCAACTGCAGAACCATATATCGGCAAATACTACTCTCAAGATTATGTTCGTCGTAAGATTCTGCGTCAAACCGATTTAGAAATTATTGAGCAGGATAATCTGATTGATAAGGAAATCAAGGCAGGTGTCATTTTAGATCCTGCAACTATAGATCCTTCAACAGGACTGCCATTTGAATCAGAAGGTGCTGGTGGGGATTTAGGTGCTTCAGTGATGGAACCTGAAATTGACGGTTCTGCAACCGAGGCACCAGAAATGCCTAAGGGTGGAGAGATATAAATAACCGCAGTTGTTTTTATTTTACTAATAAATGGATGATCTTTTAGATATGATTGTTAGTGATGAGTCTCCCTCACAAATTAGCGATAAGATTAAAGATATTTTGTTTGCAAAATCCGCTGAAAGGGTAGATGCATTCCGCCCTGTAGCAGCAAACTCGGTATTTGGCTATGACGAAATCAGTGCTGAATTAGATGCAGAGACAGATTCTGAAGGTGAATAATAATAAATAACTATTATAAATGGACTTTAAAGGATAATGGCGCATAAACCAGTTGGCCTAGGGTTGAGTATTGCAACTACAGCTAGTTCCACAAGAACTGATGCAATCAAAGTAACATCTAGTGTATTGAGAATTACCGCTCTCAATACTGATGCATATGTTGCGGTTGGTGGAGCACCTAATGCAAGTCTAAATGACTATATTATTCCTGCAGGAACTTCTGCAGGTATTGGTGTCACTAAGGGATCTCAAAAAGTTACTGGCATTACAACTGGCGCGACAACAGTCGTCACATGTCCTGAGGGAACGGCATTTGGATTTGGAGTTGGAGATTTTGTAAGTCTTGAGGCAGATAATATCAGTGAGGTACAATACCTTAGCGATTTATCACATGTTGCAGTCGCTTCTCTTGATACAACAGCAGACGTAAATGGTTTCTTCCAAACCAGAGCAACACTCACTGCAGACACTTCAGGAATTGTTACTGACTTTGCTGCAACTGATGCACGATTGATTTCCTCTGTTAAAGTTGCCGCCATTTCTTATGGTACCGGCGGTTCTATTCATGTCCAACCCATTCAAACCACAGGAATTGCCTAAAATGAAACTCATTAGAGAAGAAATCGAAACGGTAGAGTTTCTTGTCGAAAATAAGAACGGCAAGAAATCCATGTATATTGAAGGTGTTTTCCTCCAGGGAAACATCAAAAATCGTAATGGGCGTATGTATCCTATGGAGACTCTCCGTAAGGAAGTTAGTAGATACAACGAAAATCACGTTGCTGCTGGTAGAGCACTTGGCGAACTTGGACATCCTGATGGCCCAACCGTCAACTTAGACAGAGTATCTCACAAGATTGTATCTTTGAGAGAGAGTGGTTCTAACTTTATCGGCAAGGCAAAACTGCTGAGTACCCCAATGGGTAAAATCGCATCTTCTCTCGTAGAAGAGGGCGTAAAACTCGGAGTTTCTTCTCGCGGCATTGGTTCTCTCAAAATGACGAGAGAGGGAATCAATGTTGTCGGTGATGACTTCATGTTAGCAACTGCTGCTGATATTGTTGCAGATCCTTCTGCACCTGATGCTTTCGTTGAAGGTATTATGGAAGGAAAAGATTGGGTATGGGACGGCGGCATTCTTCGTGAGAAGTATGCTCAAAAAACATACAAGCAGATTAACACTTTAGTTAATCAAAAGCAACTTGATGAAAACAAATTGAATTTATTTAATGATTTTTTAAATAGTATTTAATTTCATTGTATAAAATATTATAATTTATAAATAAATATAGATTTAATTAATACCACGGTAAATCGGAGAGTTCAAATGTCTCGTGACAAACAATTACAAGAAATGGAAGTAGGCACTGCTCAATCTAAGACTGCTGTCAATGCTAATGCAGGACCTGCAGATCCTATGACAAAGCTTCAAGGTGATGGTTCCCAACTGGCTGCTATCGAAGATCTAGGAGGTCCTACTCCAGAAAACTATCGTCCTGACGACGATTCTGCCAAGCTTAAAGATCCTGGAATGAATCTGAAGCAAGTTAGGGATGTAGTCAATAAAGGTGCCAAACCTGCAGAAGCTATGAAGAGTGTTAAAGAAGAAGAAATTCTTGAAGACGAAGTAGTCACTGAAGAAGAGACTACTGAAGAAGTCGTTGCCGAGTACGACATCGAAGAGGACGTAAATGCTCTCCTCGGTGGCGAAGAACTCTCCGAAGAATTCAAAGAAAAGGCAAAGACAATCTTTGAATCAGCAATCAATTCTAAGGTTGCTGATATTAAAGAAGAACTGGAGCAGGCTTATGCCAGTGCTCTGGAAGAAGAACTCTCTGAAGCAAAAGAAGCACTTTCCGAGCGCGTCGATTCTTATCTTGAGTACGTTTCTGACGAGTGGTTCAATGAGAACTCACTTGCAATTGAAGCAGGTCTTAAGACAGAAATGACTGAATCATTCCTTGAAGGAATGAAAGGACTTTTTGAAGAACATTATGTATCAATCCCTGAAGAAAAATATGATGTGCTTGAGAGCATGGTAGAAAAATTAGATGATATGGAGACAAAACTCAATGAGCAGATTGAGAAAAATATCCAACTGAACGGCAGACTCGGTGAGTCTGTAGCAGATGGCATTCTCAATCAAGTTTCTGAGGGACTTGCTGCCACTCAGAAAGAAAAACTCACCTCACTTGCTGAAAGTGTTGAGTTTGAAAGTGAAGCACAATATCGTGAAAAACTGGAGACTCTGAAAGAGTCATATTTCTCTGGCAAGAAGGAGTCATCCGTTGCTAAAACTGAAACCCTTTCTGAGGGAGTAGACAATGCTATTCATGAACCAGTAACTGGTTCCATGGAAGCGTATTTGAGAACCTTGGGTTCTTTTAGCAAATAATTGAATTTTATAAAATTCAAACGTAAACACAATCACTTTTAAGGTAAAAAGCAAATGTTTCAATCTGAGCATCTGCAGGAAAAGTGGGCCCCTCTCCTCAACTACGAGGGACTCGATCCAATTAAGGATTCCCACAGAAAGGCAGTAACTGCCGTCCTGCTTGAAAACCAAGAAAAATTTCTTCGTGAGCAATCCGCATTCAACGATGGCGGAATGCTTACTGAGCAACCAACCAACGCAGTTGGTAACGGCGGATTCAGTGGTTCTTCTGCTGCTGCAGGCCCTACCGCTGGTTTCGATCCCGTTCTGATTTCACTAATCAGACGCTCTATGCCCAACCTGATCGCTTACGATCTGGCCGGTGTTCAACCAATGAGCGGACCTACTGGACTCATCTTCGCGATGCGTTCACGTTATCAGAATCAGTCTGGTACCGAGTCATTCTACAACGAAGCAGACACCGCATTCTCTGGACAACCCTTCGGCCGTGACGACGAGAATGGATTCTCTGACGGCACAGCTGGTATGGGTACTACGAGCCAAGATGGTTCGAACCCCTCTGTCCTCAACCCCGTAGGCACTGCCAACTCCAACGCATATAACGTTGGACAAGGTATGCGTACCGATAGCGCAGAAGCACTTGACACTGGTGCTAATGCGTTCAACCAGATGGCATTCTCGATTGAGAAAGTCACTGTAACCGCTAAGTCCAGAGCACTGAAGGCAGAATACAGCCTTGAGCTCGCACAGGATTTGAAGGCAATTCACGGACTGAATGCTGAAGCAGAACTCGCTAACATCCTTAGCACTGAGATTCTTGCTGAAATCAACCGTGAAGTCATCAGAACCATTTACAAGGTTGCTGAACAGGGTGCTGTCGCTAACACTGCTACCCAAGGCGTCTTCGACCTAGACATCGACTCTAACGGACGTTGGAGTGTTGAGAAGTTCAAAGGACTTCTGTTCCAAATCGAGCGCGATGCTAACGCAATCGCACAAAGAACTCGTCGTGGAAAGGGTAACATCATCCTCTGCTCTGCAGACGTTGCATCCGCCCTCACCATGGCAGGCGTTCTCGATTACACCCCTGCACTCAACGCTAACCTTAACGTTGATGACACAGGTAACACCTTCGCTGGTGTCCTCCAAGGTAAGTATCGCGTATATATCGATCCTTATTCTGCTAACCTCACCTCTGGTAATGGTCCAAACGGTAACCAGTATTATGTTGTAGGTTATAAGGGTTCTTCACCTTATGACGCAGGCATCTTCTACTGCCCATACGTTCCTCTTCAGATGGTTCGTGCAGTTGGAGAGAACTCCTTCCAGCCCAAAATTGGATTCAAGACTCGCTACGGCCTCGTCGCGAACCCATTTGCTGAAGGAACTGCTCAAGGACTTGGTTCACTTAACGTCAACCAGAACCGTTACTACAGACGTGTTGCAGTTAAGAACCTCATGTGATTCATACTCGCAAGAGTTTTATGGGGGAGGCGAAAGCCTCCCTTTTTTTATCTAAATAATTAGAAAAAATGGTAGGAAATCCTTACGACAATCAACCTAGTAACAGAAATTTCCTGTCCCCTACTGGGTTTAAATTTACAGTCAACAGATCACCAAAGGTTGCATTCCTTGGCAACACTGCCAACATACCATCATTGACTCTTGGTAGTGCAATTCAACCAACTTATCTGAAGGACATCGATGTTCCTGGTGATAAGATTCAATTTGAAGATTTTACTCTTCAATTCTTGGTTGATGAAAACCTTGAGAACTACATGGAAATCCAAAATTGGATTAGAGGGCTTGGATTCCCTGATAGTCTGCAAGAAATCTACGATTGGCAGCAGAAGTCAATAACATTCCAAGAAACTGCAAAGGGAATGGACTTGTTCTCAGATGGAACACTTCAGGTTCAAACCAGCAACTTTGTTCCTAATTTTCAAGTGAAGTTCAAAGATTTGTGGCCTTACTCCTTGTCATCTCTGCCATTTGATGCTACTAATACAGATGTAGAGTACTTTACAGCAGAGGTATTATTCAAGTATACTATCTACGAGATAACTGACTTAAGTGGCAATCCTTTATGATTGATCTTGATAAACTTCAAGAGATGTGGGAGAAAGATTCAAAAATTGATAGAGACAATCTACATGATGAATCACTGAGTATCCCCTCTCTACATGCAAAATACTTTGAACTTTATAATACACTTTTCCTTTTAAGAAAAAAAGCAGAGCAACAAAGAAAAAATATAAGACACGAAAGATATGAGTACTTCAGTGGTAAAGCAGATCCTGAAGTATATGTTGAAGCTCCGTTTCCCAAAAAAATCAGAGATAAAGATACTATGCAAAAATATCTTGATGCAGACGAAAAACTTTCTACAGTATGTTTAAAGATTGATTACTATGATACTATGCTTGTCTATATTGAGAGCATACTGAAGCAGATAACTAATAGAACCTATCAAATCAAAAATGCAATAGAATTCATGAGGTTTAATTCAGGACTAGGATAATGGATGAAGAAGGATATTACCATCTAGAATTACCCATAGAAGGAATTCGTCTTATTCACTCAGGTTTATCTCAAGCTGTAGAAAAATGGCCTGGTGGAGATCCATATGAACAAGAGGGTTTAATTGCTATGAGGGATAATTTTTATAGAATTATCCTAGAACATCAGTTTGACAATATGTAATAAATATTATCAGATGAATGAATCATCGTGATTGATACGACTACCAGCAGATCTGCTGACATTGTTATTTCTAAATCAAACGAAGTATTTTTAAAAATTAATACGGAACCTCATATAGAATACGAACTTAGAGATCACTTTAAGTTCGAGGTTCCCAATGCAAAATTTATGCCACAGTATCGTGGTAGAAATTGGAACGGAGAGATTCATCTCTTTGATATGCGTTCCAAACAAATCTACGTCGGACTGTTAGATAAGATTATTAGTTTCTGCAATCAATACGGTTACACGTATCAGTTTGAAGATAACAAATATTATGGAACACCATATGAGGAAAATGAGCACATCTCTTATGAGGGTGTTAAAGACTACATGCACTCCATTTGTTCACATACTCCTAGGAAGTACCAAGTTGAGGGAGTATACGGAGCTCTAAAGCATAATAGAAAGCTATTGATAAGCCCCACTGCTTCTGGCAAATCATTGATGATTTATTCTCTTGTGAGATATTATGTATCCCTAGGAGAAAAAATTCTTTTAGTTGTTCCAACGACATCTCTTGTAGAGCAGATGTACAAGGATTTTCTTGATTATGGTTGGGATGCTGATTCATATTGTCACCGTATCTATTCTGGTAGGGAAAAAAGTAATGAAGCCCCAGTGACAATTACGACCTGGCAATCTGTATATAAACTAGAGAGATCTTTCTTTGAAGAGTATGGTGTCATTATAGGTGATGAAGCACATTTATTCAAGTCTAAGTCATTGATTAACATCATGACTAAACTTCATCATGCCAAGTATAGGTTTGGGTTTACGGGAACTTTAGACGGCACACAGACGCATAAGTGGGTGTTAGAGGGGTTGTTTGGCCCGTCCTATAAAGTGACACGAACAGAAGAATTGATGAGACAGGGACATCTATCACAACTTGATATTCAATGTCTTGTACTTAAACATCCTCCACAAAAGTTTGATGCATATGAAGATGAGATTCAATATCTAATCTCTCATGAGCAGAGAAATAAGTTTATTAAAAACCTTGCATTAGATTTAAAAGGTAACACTCTTGTTTTATATGCAAGGGTTGAATCTCATGGCGCTATACTTTATGAAGGGATAAATAATAACAAAGCAGATAATAGAAAAACTTTCTTCGTCCATGGTGGAGTTAATGCTGAAGAGAGAGAATCAGTTAGAGAGATAACTGAAAGAGAATCTAACGCTATTATTGTTGCCTCTTATGGAACTTTTAGTACAGGTATCAATATTAAAAATCTGCATAATGTTATCTTTGCCTCTCCAAGTAAGTCCAGAGTCCGTAATCTTCAAAGTATTGGACGAGTTCTTAGAAAAGGAAAAGATAAAGTAAAAGCAACGTTGTACGATATTTCAGACGATTGTACAATTAATTCAAGAAGGAACTACACTCTTAATCATTTTATTGAAAGAATTAAAACTTATAATGAAGAGAAGTTTAATTATGACATAATAACTATTAACATAAAGGTATGATGGAAGATGATTTTTACGCAACAGTTAAATTAAAAACAGGAGAAGAAGTATTTGCCAAAGTATCTGCTTCTGAAGAAGAAGACAGAACAATGTTAGTTATTTCACATCCTATTATAGTAAATGAAATAAAAGGAAAATCTGGGACGATTGGTTACAAGGTAGAACCTTGGTTGAAAACCACTACAGAAGATATGTTTATTATTAATATGAACGATGTTCTTACTTTATCCGAATCAAGTGATATTGAAATGATAATGATGTATCAGAGTTTTGTAAGAAGTCATGATATTGTTACACCAAATCAACATAAATTGAGTCCGAAAATGGGTTACTTAGGTAATGTGAATGATACTAAAGAAATTCTAGAGAAGCTTTATAAAAGCAGCTAAGTGATATCCATCAAAGGCGACAAACCTAGTCTACACATGATTTAAGAACTTGTCAAGTAATGAGTTCAGTGGTATACTTTATACATAATGATGAGTAAAGATTATGATTCCACCAGCAACTATGGTAAAAAGAAAAAGATCTGAACATTATGTGAATAATAAAGAGTTTCTTGCTGCTCTGGTGAAATATCGTGAAGATGTGGAGATTGCTTTTATAAAGAAGAACGGTAGAGAGCCCACTAAGGCAGACAGAGCGACTAGGTGGGATACAAAACCTACTATCCCTCGTTATGTTGGGGAGTGTTTTCTAAAGATTGCTAATCATCTCTCATTTAAACCCAACTTCGTTAACTATATGTTTAAGGAGGATATGATTTCTGACGGTATTGAAAATTGCGTTCAATATATTCACAATTTTAATCCTGAGAAGTCTCAGAATCCTTTTGCTTACTTTACTCAAATCATCCACTATGCTTTTCTTCGTCGTATTCAACGTGAGAAGCGTCAACTAGAAATTAAAAATAAGATTCTTGAGAAGTCTGGTTTTTCGGAAGTCTTTGATGATAGTAATACCCTTGACTCAAACAATTTTTCCGAATATAATAGCATTAAAGACGCAGTACATTCCAAGCTTCGTAACTAGTAATTAAGCGGCAGCAATGGGGTCGGGGGATTTTATTGCATAAGTCCGCATAATATGATATAATAATATAAATAGTTTTCCCCCGACTATAAGAATAATGACTCGCTGTAACCAGAATAGATTACAAGCCATAGAAGAAGGTAAGAAAACTTACACTAGTCCTACGCCGTGTAAGCACTGTGGAAGCTGCGAGAAATATGTTAGTAGTTATGGGTGTTATCCGTGTAATTATAAAAGAGGAGTTAAACGACTTCTTGAGGGTTGTTGTGATGGGTATATGACTAAGGAGAAGTGGGATGCTAATAGAGAAAGAAGACGAGAGGACCTTAGAGAAATTAATAAAAGGTATAGTCAAACAGAAGGTGGTAAATTAAGGAATAATGTAAGAGCCGCAAAGAGAAGAGCAGCAAAGAGATTCCAGACTCCAACTCTTACACCGGACGAAAAGGAGGCAATCTTGACTATTTACGAAAAGTGTGCTATAATGACTTCTACAACTGGGGTGCTCTATGAGGTCGATCACATTACTCCCATATGTAAAGGAGGACTCCATCATCCAGACAATTTACAGATTTTAACTATGAAAGAAAATAGACGGAAGGGTGGTAAATGAAAGTCGTCATTATTAGCGACCAGCATTTCGGGGCCAGAAAGAACTCTAAGTTATTTCACGATTACTTTCTAAAGTTCTATAATGATATTTTCTTCCCATACTTGGAAGAGTATGGTATTACTACGATTGTAGATATGGGTGATACTTTTGATAGTCGTAAAGGTATTGACTTCTCTGCACTAGCATGGGCAAAGAATAATTACTACGATAGACTAAGGGACATGGGCATTCGTGTTCATACTATTGTTGGCAATCATACTGCATACTATAAAAATACTAATGATGTAAATGCTGTAGATCTTCTTCTTCGTGAGTATGATAATGTTACGGTTTATTCAGAAGCAACCGAAGTTAAGATAGATGATAGTAATATACTTTTTATTCCCTGGATCAATCAAGATAATGAGGAAAAGACTTTCAAGATTATTCAAAATTCAAATAGCAAGTGTGCGATGGGGCACCTTGAACTCTCAGGATTTAGAGCTCATAGAGGCATCATCATGGATCATGGCCATGCAAGTGAGTTATATTCAAAGTTTGAGAAAGTCTTCTCCGGTCACTATCACACTCGATCGGATGATGGACGAATCTATTACTTGGGCAATCCCTATGAAATGTTTTGGAACGATGTAAATGATACTCGTGGATTTCATATCTTTGACACAGAAACTCTGGAACATACTCCAGTAAATAATCCTTATAGAATTTTTTATAATATCTATTATGAAGATACTCCTCACCAAACTTTTGATACTCGCGAGTATGAAGGTAAGATTGTCAAAGTCATTGTAAGAACAAAATCAAATAGCAAAAAGTTTGAGAAATTTATTGATAAGTTGTATGAGTCTAATGTATCAGAATTAAAAATTGTAGAAAATTTTGTTATAGAGGAAGCAGAAGATTTTGAAGCATTTGAATCGGAAGATACTCTTTCTATTCTAAACCGATACATTCATGAGGCTGAAATAAATCTTGACAAATCTGTAGTTCAAAGAATTATGCAAGATGTATATCAGGAAGCATGTGAGTTAGTCTAATGTATATTCTAACTGTGCTAGGTAAAGAATCTCAAGGAGCATATTCTGTAGAAAATGAAGATGGTGAAAAAGTGCTTTACCTCTTTGAAGAAGAGGATGATGCTACAAGATATGCTATGATGCTAGAGGAGGATGATTCTCCCGAGATGCACATTATAGAAATAGAAGATGATTTGATGATTAAATCTTGCGAAATTCATAATTATCGATACTGTGTAATTTCTGCGAATGATATTGTAATCCCGCCCAAAACAGAACATGATTTTATTTGAAAAAATTCGTTGGAAAAACTTTCTTAGTACTGGTAATCAGTTTACTGAGATGAGTTTAAATCAGAATAAAACAAATTTAGTTGTTGGAACAAATGGTGCAGGTAAATCTACTGTATTAGACGCTCTAACTTTTGCTTTATTTGGAAAACCTTTCCGCAAAATTAACAAACCTCAACTACTTAATTCTGTAAATGAAAAGGATTGTGTTGTTGAAGTAGAGTTTTCTGTTGGCAATGTTTCCTGGAAAGTTATCAGAGGAATTAAACCAAATAAGTTTGAAATTTATCGAGATGATGTTGTTCTAGATCAGTCTTCTGCTGTAAACGATCAGCAGAAATGGTTTGAACAAAATGTAATCAAGATGAATTATAAGTCTTTCACTCAGATTGTAATTCTAGGTAGTAGTACATTCGTCCCTTTCATGCAACTATCTGCTACCAATCGCAGAGAAGTGATTGAAGATTTGTTGGATATTCGTATCTTCTCAAATATGAATACAATCATTAAGGATAAAATTCGTGAATTAAAAGATGAAACTAAAGTTCTTGAATTAAAGAAAGAGTCTTTAAATGATAAAGTTCAAATGCAAGAGAATTTTATTGAGGAACTTGAAAAGCGCGGTAAGAAAAATATTGAGGATAAGGAAACTTCTATCAGCAATCTTCTCACAGAAGAAAATAATTTAATTAATCGTAATGAAGTTCTGACAAATCAAGTTGACGAATTTAATGATGAGATGGAAAAATTTTCTGGAGCAACTACCAAATTGCGTAAACTTGGCAATCTTAAGGGTAAGATTTCTAACAAAGTATCAACAATTACGAAGGAACATAAATTTTTCACAGAGAATATGGTTTGTCCTACCTGTACACAATCTATAGAAGAGGACTTCAGAATAAATAAGATTGACGACGCTCAAAATAAAGCGAAAGAGTTGCAATCTGGTTATAAAGAACTAGAGCAGGCAATTAAAGAAGAAGAAGAGCGAGAGCGTCAATTCTCTAATCTATCAAAGGAGGTAACTTCCCTAACACATGACATTTCTCAAAACAATGTTAGGATTTCTGGATGTCAACGACAAGTCAGGGATTTGGAATCGGAAATTCAAAGAATTACCGAGAACTTTGCAAACCGAAATAGTGAACATGAGAAGTTAACATCTTTTAAAGACACCTTACAAACTACATACGACGAACTCGCTTCCAAAAGAGATAATATAAACTATTACGATTTTTCGTATAGTTTGCTCAAGGACGGTGGAGTCAAAACTAAAATCATCAAAAAGTATCTACCGCTGATAAATCAGCAAGTAAACCGTTATCTACAGATGATGGACTTCTTCATTAATTTTACTTTAGATGAAGAGTTTAACGAAACCGTCCAGTCTCCTATACATGACAACTTTTCTTATGCTTCTTTCAGCGAGGGGGAGAAGATGAGAATCGACTTAGCACTGCTATTCACATGGCGTGAAGTAGCACGATTGAAGAACTCTGTTAATACAAATCTTCTTATCATGGACGAGGTGTTCGACAGTTCTTTGGATGGATTTGGTACTGAAGAGTTTCTGAAGATTATTCGATTCGTTATCCAGGATGCAAATGTCTTTGTTATCTCTCACAAGCAGGGGATGGAAGATAGATTTGAAAAGTGCATTCAATTTGAAAAGGTGAAAGGGTTTAGTAGAATGGTATGATATGGCAGTCTTCAAGCATAGAGAAACTGGTAAAAGATTCTTGTTTGTTCATATTCCTAGAACTGCAGGAAGATTTGTTGAAAGAAACTTAGAGGCACAGGGTTGGGACTGGGATAACAATCTAAATCTAACTACGATGTATCATAGCTTTAATGGTATCGAAGTAGCTCATTTTCATAGAGAATATTATCAGGAGTATTTGGAATCTAATGATATTCCACATGTATCGATTATCAGAAACCCGATTGATAGATTTATATCCGCATCATTCTTTCTAACATACATGTATGGTTCAGATATTCAAGAGTCTGTGGAAGATCCGTTTTACTTCTATAATATGCTTGAGAACTATCCAATCACTGAATCGAAAAGTTGGTATCGTAATCAACTTGATTTCTTATCAAAAAAGACTCATACTTGGAAATTTGAAGATGGGTTTGAAAAATCATTTGATGAATGGTTGAGTAATATTGTTGGTGTTGATATAAAAATGAATGCATTAATTAAATATACAACCAGAAATGAGGGGCAGAAACTAAAGAAAACAGATGCTCTCACATCAAATATAAAAAAATTATATAGAAATGACATCGAAAAACTCTATCCAGAACTAGGGTGACAGTTTTTCGATTGGAAGCCTTCCAGAAGGATGCTTTTGGTGTATGATGAGCCCATACGAAACGAACTTATGGCAGTTAAGCACGAAATTAAATCTCAACTTGCTAAACTGCTTGCCACAGAAGACTTGATTGTTGAGCATCGTCAAACTGAAACTGCTTGTTTCAATGTTGAGACTCGTGTCCTGACACTACCACTTTGGGATAAAGCAAGTGGTACTGTGTATGACATGCTGGTTGGACACGAGGTTGGACATGCCTTGTTTACTCCTAACCTTGACACTCCCAAAGGTATTCCCATGCAGTTTGTGAACATTGTTGAGGATGTTCGCATTGAAAAACTAATCAAGAGAAGATTTCCAGGACTCACCAAATCTTTCTTCAAAGGTTATGGCGAAATGCATGAGGATGATTTTTTTGAACTTGACGAACAAGACGTAGATAAAATGAATCTTGCGGACAGAGCAAACCTGTACTTCAAGATTGGTAATCATATTGATATTAAATTTAATTCTGTTCAAGAAGATACTCTGATTCGTAAAATTGCCGATACTGAAACTTGGGAAGAAGTCCTAGAAGTATCCAAAGAACTTTACGATTATTGTAAACAGAATCATGATGAAAAAGTAGATATTGATATGCCTCAGCAACCCAATAATGTTGGTGGTGCTAATGAAATGGAAAATCAGGAAAAGACTGAGGAAGAGTCTCCTACTAATTCTTCGGAGAAAACATATAGTAGTGGTGGCGGAGATGCCGAATTTACATCTGATTCTGTAGATGAAGATGGCATTGAAGAACCAAAAGTTCAAACTGCAGACTCTCTAGAGAAGAATCTCCGGGATTTGATGAATGAAGAATCTATTAATAATATCTATTGTGAACTTCCTCAACTCAATCTGAACTCAGTTATTGCCACTAATACGGAAGTTCATGCCGAGTGTGAAAATCATGCGTTGCTAAACTACCCCAAAGTATATGATATTATTGATAATCAGTTTCTTGAATTCAAACGTTCCACCCAAAAGGAAGTGAGTTATCTCGTAAAAGAGTTTGAATGTAAAAAATCTGCAGATGCCTATGCTCGCGCTACCACTGCTCGCACAGGTGTTCTTGATTGTACCAAACTCCACACTTACAAATACAATGAAGACTTATTCAGAAAGGTTACTACTCTTGCTGACGGGAAGAGTCATGGATTGGTGTTTGTTCTGGATTGGAGTGGTTCAATGGGGCCCTTTCTTAAAGATACTCTAAAACAACTCTTCAATCTGATGTGGTTCTGTAAAAAAGTGAATATTCCTTTTGAGGTTTATGCTTTTACTAATGAGTGGAATCGTTCTTTCTTTGATCCCATCACTCGTAAGATGAAAACTTATAGTACAAAGAACCACTATGAGAGAAAAGAATATCTTCTCTCTGTGGATGATTCCTTTGCCATGATGAATATCTTTACTAGTCGAGTGAATGGTAAAGTGATGGAACAGCAGATGAAGAATATCTTTCGTATATCTCATTATTATTCTTCTTATGCTTACAATGCCTACACCATTCCAGAAAGACTTCAACTTTCTGGAACTCCTTTGAATGAGGCAATTGTTGCACTACATCAGATTCTTCCTGAGTTTCAAAGAGAAACTAAACTTCAGAAGGTTCACTGTGTTATTTTGACTGATGGTGAGGCAAATCATTTGAACTATCATCGTCTAGTTCATCGTCACTGGGATCCTGAACCTGTTATGGGAACATCTCATATGAGGTTAGGTGTTCATATCCGAGATAGGAAACTAGGCACTACTTATCGTGTTACTGGTTCATGGAGTAATTTCACTAAGATAATGCTTAATAATTTAAAAGATAAGTTTCCTAACATGAGTGTCGTGGGTATTCGTATCCTTGGTGGTAGAGACGCTAATGCGTTTATCAGAGAACACTGTAAAGCATATAGTGATGTTTATCTAAAGACTCTTTCTGATTGGCAGAAACATCGTTCTTTTAATATTAAAACCGCTGGATATGATGCATATTTTGCTTTGTCTGCAACCTCTCTTAATCAAGACACTGAATTTGAAGTTGCTGAAGGAGCATCCAAAGCAAAAATTAAATCGGCATTTGCTAAGAGTTTGAAGACTAAAAAACTAAATAAGAAAGTTCTTGGCGAATTTATTTCTTTGGTGGCATGAAAATGACTTGGAAAGAAATTGCACTTCAGATGGAAACCGATCCCAAAGTACGCAAAGTTTTAATTGAAGGGCCAAAGAGTCTTGCTCAGGCATGGATGATGCAAGTGATGAAATTTAAATACCTTAGGTGGACACTTTAAACCAGTGGTACACGGGGGGCGAAATGCCCCCTTTTTCGTTTATAATAAATTCAGTTCAGACAAAAGGAAATGGCGCTCTCATCCGACTTTATCATCACAGCACTCCAGAACTCCTTCGGTTCCGAAGTTACTTCTGGTGACATCCGTGGGTGGTGTGCAATGAATGGTTTTAATTACCAAACAGTTACTAATAAACTGTCTGACTATAAAGTTGGACGTGGTAAGTGGAACATGGAAGTAACAAAGGGAGCAGTAAAAGAGTTGGAAACATCTTACAATTCTCCGGCAGCGATTCCTGCAATTAAACAAAACCTTATTCCTCATAAAGATGATACCTTCGTCAAGTTTGGTAACTTCGGTGATATTAAAAAAATTATTAAGTCCTGCTTATTCTATCCTACATTTATTACGGGATTGTCTGGTAATGGTAAGACGTTTAGTGTTGAACAAGCGTGTGCCCAACTCGATAGAGAACTGATTCGTGTTAATATCACAATTGAGACTGATGAAGATGATCTCATTGGCGGATTTCGTCTGGTGGGAGGTGAGACTGTTTGGCATAATGGCCCAGTCATCGAAGCCTTGGAGCGCGGTGCGATTCTACTACTTGACGAGGTTGACTTGGCTTCCAACAAAATTCTTTGCCTTCAATCAATCTTGGAAGGTAAAGGAGTTTTCTTGAAAAAGATTGGTAAGTTTGTCAAACCTGCTGCTGGTTTCAATGTTATTGCTACTGCTAATACCAAGGGTAAAGGTTCTGATGATGGACGCTTTATCGGAACTAACGTCCTGAATGAAGCGTTTCTGGAGCGTTTTCCTGTGACTCTAGAGCAAGAATATCCCACCCCTTCTGTTGAGCAGAACATTCTATCCAAACTCTGCAGCGATACCGACTTCTGTAAGCGTCTCTGTGACTGGGCAGACATCATTCGTAAGACATTCTATGATGGTGGTATTGAAGAAATCATCAGCACCCGCCGTCTGGTTCATATTGTGAAGGCATATAGTATCTTCAATGACAAGGCAAAAGCAATTCAGGTTTGTGTCAATCGTTTTGATGATGAAACAAAGCAAGCATTTCTGGAACTGTACGACAAGGTTGATGCTGACTTTGTTCTGCCCTCCGAGGGTGGTATTGACACATCAGTTGTGTATTGATATAATATGGTGAACGCTTGGAGTCTCTTATCCGACACTATGGATGAACTTAAAAATGATGTTGTCACTCTTGGTGGCACTACAGGTGAAACAACAAAAGAAGACTGGAATGATTTTTGGGAAGGAGATGGTATTAGCATGACAGGTAATCCTTACGGACGTTTCCCTGATATTATTGATTTCTCATCTTCAGTCACTGGTTCAAGAATTGTTGGTGGTGACTATACTTATTCAAATAATACCTTGGAATTCTCTAAAAGATACAAGTACAATGAGGATGCCATCCTCAAAGAACTGAAAGATTATATTACTGGAACATATAATCAGCACTACTCTGCTGGTTCCGATAAAATTCAAACACTTGATTTGATTGAAGCATGTGGTGATGGTGAATCCTTCTGCCGCAGCAATATCCTCAAGTATGCTTCTCGTTATGACAAGAAAGGCACTGCACGACGTGACATTACAAAAATTTTGCACTATGCTGTGCTTCTGATGCATTTCAACGACAAAAATGCTCAACGTGAAACCTATCCACAATGATGATGAAAACCCGTCCCTCTATGAAACTGTCTGATAAAACCTTTTCTGTCCTGAAGAACTTTTCTTCTATTAATCAATCTATTCTTTTTAAAGAGGGTAACAAACTTCGCACTATCAGTGTGATGAAAAATATCCTTGCAGAGGCAACTGTCTCTGAGGATTTTCCTAAAGACTTTGGTATCTATGATTTGAATCAATTTCTTAATGGAATTGACTTGCACGATAATCCTGAACTAGACTTTGCAACTGATGGTTATGTAACTATCAAGGAAGGTAAGTCTCGTTCCAAGTATTTCTTTGCAGATCCTGCAGTCATTGTGACTCCTCCTGAGAAAGAAATCGCTCTCCCTACTGAAGATGTTTGTTTTGAAGTAAACACCGATCAACTTCATCAACTGTTCAAGGC